TAAAGTTGTCAAAATTGGCAAGAAATTTTCTGGTTTCCTAATATATTCTTGGCAAAAATGACAATCCTCAGTGGGGTTCTCTTTTGCGGAGAGTGTGGCATTAGATATTTCCACGGCGAGATTTGTCAAGGGAAAATTCCCTATAAAAAATGAAATCTTTCCTTATTTTAATGTCTTCAATAGAAATCAAGAAAGAAAATTTTACAGATTTAATTAATCAAGTCAAATCTGGCAAGATAACAATAGATGAATATCAACATATAATACTAGAGAATCATAAAAATGAACAACACAAGAAACATGTTGAACATGAAAAGGAATTGGAAAAACCTGAACATAATATTGATGAAATAAATTCTAATAGTAAAGCAAGGAAACAACAAATTAAAAAATGGCACAAAGAAAATCCTGGTCAAACTGAATTAGAAAAAATTAATTCCAATGAAGAAATAATCAAGGAAAAAATTGAATCTCTTAAAGAAAAAGGGGCTATTGAAAAACACTTACCCAAGAGAAGACACATAGAAAGGTTTAAGGAAAAATTAGGAAATAGATTACTCATATCATATATTTTAAAGAATGGTAAATATAGATCTGGGGGATTTTTGACTGCTGTATCAGATTATTATTTTGTTATCTTAGGAGGTCAGACAGATAACAGAATATCATTCTCAATTCAATTTTCTGATGTACAAACAATCTATGTTAGAAAAGTAAATCCTAAAGATTTGACTAAGCCAATTAAACCAATAGCTACAACCAGACCCAAAACATCTTATCCAGTAAAAGTAGATGGCATTGTTGTATATTATGGTAAGGATACTTATGATAAGAAAAGATTTGAAGGTACACATAAATATAATAATATGTTAAAGTATAATAAGCTAGCCGGAAATGTCAAAGAGCCAAAAGGTAAGACCACTGACAAAACAACAGACACAGTTACTTAAGAAAACTTATTACACAGAAAAGAATTTGTTTGGAAGAGATAAGTTATTTAAACTACTTCAAGCTGAACCTAATCATCCTACAAAAGAACAAGTGGGAGAATGGTTAAAGACACAGGAGGTCCATCAATTACATCTTAAGCAAAAAAGATCAAACGCACTAAAACCAGTTATTGTTAAGAAGCCTGATAGTTTGTTTGAAATAGATCTTATTGATATGGGAGAACATAGTGATGAGAACAGATATATACTTACAATGATTGATGTTTTTAGTAGATTTGCATTTGCTGAAGCATTAGAGGATAAAGAAGCTAAGAGTGTATTAATGGCTTTTAAGAAAATATCTAAAGATGTTAAAATCACAAGACTACAATCTGATAATGGTTCTGAATTTATAGATCAAGGCTTCAAAAATTATCTTGCATCAAGAAACATCAAACAATTTTTAACAGTCCCTGGAAAGCCTCAAACAAATGGAGTTATTGAAAGATTTAATGGAACACTGAAAAGTATGCTCCAGAAGGATATCACTGCAACATTTGATAATAATTGGTCTGCAAAATTACAAACATATATTAACAATTATAATAATTCTTATCATGAAACTATTAAGATGACACCAGCACAGGCAAAAGTCAACACAGGAACTGCTTTTAAGAATGTTACTGATACTGCTACTAAACATACAGGGAGAAAGATTATAGATATTAAAGTGGGTGATACAGTTAGAAGGAAAAAGTTTAAAGGGAAATTAGAAAAACATTCAACAGTTAATTGGACTCATAAAACATATATTGTAGAGAAGGTAATTCAGCCTACAAAACCATATTATTCAACTACATTCAAGCTTGAAGGAATTGGACATCATTATACAAGAAATGATCTCCAACCAATCACAGAAATTATAAAACCCAGTAAAAAGAATAGAATTATTCCTGAGGATGAATATGAAGTGGAAAATATTACTGAAAAGAAAATAGTAGATGGAAAAACTAAATATTTGGTAAAGTGGAGGGGTTATGATGAGCCTAGTTGGGAATCACATGCTAATGTTAAAGATACTCAGGCTTATAAAACATTTACTTATCAAAAGAATAAATGATATAAAAAGATGGTATTATATACAATTATAGCAAATGGAATATTTTAATTACAAAGGAAATGATATTGTTGTTGTTCAAACCACTAAAGATAATTACTTTAAGGCCAAAGAGATTACTAAAATATTGGGATACACAAATGCAAACAGGGTAATAATAAAAAGTGTTGCTGAAGAAGATATTTTTTCATGGAGTGATATTAGAAAAGATATCAAAGGAACCAAATTATTTTTTAAAAAAACCCACATATTTCTTAATACAAGTGGCCTTTATTCACTAATATTAAAAGCATCATTAAAAAACCCAAAAGCTATTAAATTAAGTCATTGGTTTATGACAAAAGTATGTCCATCATTAATAGGTACTTACAAAGTTAGATCTAATAAATATTCATCTGAACAACAAATTGCATGGGGAAATAAGTGTGTAGAATTATTCGAAATGGTTGCATTGTTTGATGATGATGATGAAAACAAAAAAATATTTGCATTCGAAATTCAAAAAATACTTAATAGGATATATTGCATTGATCATATATATAATTAATTATCTCACTTAATTAATTATATACAAAATGGACAAAATCAGATCAATCAAAATTGCAGATGCATCAGTATCAGATATTGCATTTAGTGTATTAATTGGACACTTGGTAGCAAAAGAAACTGTTATTGAAGATGATAAAATGAATATGATAATGATATCATCAGCAGTTGTTGGCTTTTTCATAAGCAGAGCCATTAATCAATAAATATTATAATTAGTTAACTGATAAATAATTATAATGTATGCAAATTATATGAGTTGTCAAAATTGGCAGAAGTTTATTAAGGAATCAGGAATATTTCTTGCCAATTTTGACAACTTTAGTAATCCTCAGTAGTTTTGCATTGATTTCACTTTATTAACAAAAGATGCATATCTATATTCTCCCACGGCCAAAATTGACTAGAGCAAAAATGACAATGGATCCATTTCAAAGTGAACAGCATCACCTCCAAATTTAGCTCCAACACCAAGTAATGCTCCATTTAGTGAAGGCTCTATACCTGATCCAAATTTAAGGGCAGCTACAGTACCAACACCTGCAACTCCTAATTTAATCACCCTACTCTCAACACTTTTCATTTCATTTGTTTGATCTAATTTATTAATAACATACCCTGAAAGTAAATCACTGGATACTGATCCTAATCCTGCTCCTACACCAGCAGTTAATGCAGCAGGTAATTGCATATTCATAAAACTACTTTGACCTGTTTCACCAAACAATAAATATGCTCCAACTGAACCAATAGCTCCAGCATAAACTCCTTTCTTAGTAATATCTCTCCAATTTTCATCATCTGATTGGATGTCCTTGTACATTTCAGCTCTTGGCATAACTATACAGATAACAAAGAAAAAGTTTTTTAATTCATTATATCAATACTATATATCTGAATAACTACCATTAATTTGATTTAGTTCTAATTTCATTTCTATTGGTGATTTTTTGGGTACTTCTGTGTAAGAAGCATCTTGTTGTATCATTGTTTTTTTGTTAACTGTGCTTGTATTTAAATAATGTAATGCAAGGGAATTTTGAATAAGCATGAATAATAACTGATGTTCTGGTTCAATAATATTTATCCCACCATCCATATATTTTAAACAAACTGCCTTAATATTCTTAATCCATGTTTCATCATATCCTAATTTACTAATTCCTTTAATCTCTAACCCAACAAAAGACCCCAGTTCCTCATATATCTTCAAAGCTTGTTGAGATACACTTACTCCTACTGACAAATTACTAGTTGAATTTAAATCTCTATCAAAATTATTCTTATGATCAAGTAATTGTTGGTCACTACACTTGTCAAATTTTACATTACTATATTTCTTTAATTCATCAGGGAACTCTGCAACATACAAATCTAATAGCTTGATTTTCTTGTTTCTTTCTAAGTCTGACATTTTTTCAGTAGTAACTTTTTCTTGAATGGGTTTAATAGGTTTTGCATATTTTTGTTTTGGTTGTTTAGGTTGAATTGGTGGTTTTTGTATGGCTTCTATAGGCTTTTGTATTACCTCTGCGATTTGTTTAGGAACACTGGGTATTACTTTATTATTACTCTTTTTGATTGAAGACAAATCTATTTTGCTCATAATATATACATATTATATATATATTATGTGTATTTTTATTTTTTTGATTTATTCAATTTTTTGAGTTTTTGTATTCTAAAAATAATAGTTCGCACCCTGCCATTAGATTCAACTCCAAGTTCTTCAACAAGTTTTGTATATTTTGTACCTGGTGTTAGCCAAGCTGTACCTGTTTCTTGGTCGTACACATACCAACTTTGTAATACATTTACATCTGTTTCTCCTTGTAGAATATTATGCAATAACTCTTCGCTTGTAAGATTTTTATCAAATTTTTTGTATGTCTTTATAATTTCATCAACAGTTGAAGTATTAAACAGATCATGTATTGATTTCATAGTTTCCTCTTCTGTTAATGATTTGTCCTTCTTTTTCCCATCTTTTTTGGCTTTTCCCGCAGCCTTCTTTTCAGCCTCTTCTTTCTCAGCCTTTTTCTTGTATAAATCAACTAATTCAATATCATCATTATCTAATTTCTCATTTGAACTGTGATCGAATAAATCAATTAATTCATCATCATCTGAAGCATCATTTGGTGCATAGTCTGGGTCTAAAGTATTAACATGATCATCTAGAATGTTTTTCAATCTACTATTTATATATTTTGTTACCTCTTTTGGGTCTACTCCTAATCCTTTTGCTACCAGTCCATATTTTCTGGACATATTTAGGGTCCCATCCCCTTTTAATTGTTCTTTTAATACTCCAGTATTATTTTGTGCTAATATAACATTTTTGAAAAAATCAAGTGGATCCATATTAGGATAATCTTTGTTTTTGATTACTATTATTTGTTGTACATTACGAAGTTTTGCAAACATATCACTCATTGATTTAATATTATCCTCTTTTTCTTCTTCCATTCTATCCGTTTCCAAAGATATTTGCTCATTATCCAGTTTTCCATAGGTTTTACGAGCATCTGTTAACTTTTTTTCTATGTCATATAATCCTGATTCTGTTTCTTTTATTTCATTTAAAATGTTATTATCATTTGGTAAAAATGTTGCCTCATCCTTTAAATCTGTTAATTTATCATGAGCTACTTTCTGTTGTTCCATGAACTCATTAATAAAAGTTTCTAACTTAGATTTTGCATTTGTTATTGTTAATTGTTGTGTATTATAATCATCAGCTCTTTTATGTGCCTCTCTAGTTGCATCTTCATAAATCTCTGCGAGAGCTTTGCCCTTTGGTAGATGATCAGGTAATGTCATAAAATTAGAAAGTTTGTAATTACCTGAGTGTAATTCATTTTTAGGAATAGGTGTGTTTCTTAAATCCTGTATGTGTTCAATACTTTTATCAGCACCCAATTTAGCTATATTCTTTCTACTTGCTATTATAAATTTATCAGTTAAAGTAAGAGATGTTTTATTAACATCAAATATTTTTTTGATTTCCTTTGTAATGGCTTTTCTATGTGTATCAGTACCTAGTTCTTGTGCTGCATTAGCTTTTTCTTCTTCAGTTGAGTTTACATTTTTAATAATTTCTTCTAGTTCTACACTCTTAGCCTGTTGTTGAAAATATACAGTGTCATTAACTTTTTTCTTTAAAAAAGTTTCTCTGTTCTTTTCAGCCATTTTAACCAACGGTTCGTATGTAGAAATGTCTTTTATTCCTTTTCCTTTAGCTTTGGGATTAAGACTATTGGATTCATATACTAAAAAGTCATCTTCCAAAAATCCTTTTCTAAATCCTTCAAAATATTTATCTTGTGCTTCAGCTTTCGATAAACCTTTTTTACCAATATTCTTATGACCAGACATTACAACATCATACATAGTCCTACCTCTACCTAAAACACTATAATCATCATCATAATACCATAGTTTAATTTGTTGACCTCCTATTCCAGAAACAAGCATTATATTAATAATTAATTAGAAAATAATTATTAATAGATGTTATTACTGCTTAATTCTAGAAGCTTTTTTAGCAGCCTTTTTAGCCTTTCTATGTTTTTTATAACTTCTTTTATCAAAAACAGGTGCTGCTTGTTTCCTCTCAGCACCTCCAATAGCCATATTAAATTTACTTTCTCTATCGGCCACTGCATGAGCACCTGATGCATAAATAGTTGCTGATCCTGGATGTATAATTTCTAATTCTTGCAATTCTTCTTCTAATAATTTGTTAGTTGATCGAGTTGCCATTTGCATTGCTTCATCATAAGGAAAACCATTACCAATATGTAAATCTAGTTTTGTTTTGTAATGTGCAGCAAGACGTGCCTGTATTTTATCCATCTCATCTTTTCTGGTTTTAAGCCATGCAGTTGGACTATCCATAGCTGAAATTAATGAAGCTTCTCTTTTGTTGATCAAATCAATTTTCAATTCCCTGCCCAAATAATCTCCAATTTGTTGAAGATTGGTATTATCTTGTATAATTCCACCAAGATTATTGTCAAATGTAAAACTTTGAAATGGTGATGAACCTCCTCGTCCTGTAATTAAATTGCTCATGTTAAAATATAAAGTAAGTTGAGATATTATTTCTTTTTATTAAAAGTAAAACTAAACTCTGGTATTTTTTCAGGACATCTATATGTACAATATTTATCAATATCTTTGTCATACATGATAAACTTGTGGTCATCAATATTCTTATAATAAAACTCTTTAAAATCAGCATAATTTTTAAATCGTTGTCCATATGCATTATATAGTGCTTCTAATTCTCTAACACCTGAGCCAATATCAAAAAATATGGCATACATTGTATTTGCTCTGATTCTTGGAGGAATCAAATGAGGATACTGTGAGCTGATTATTAATGAAATATTGTAATGTCTTAACTGTACTGATAATTTCTTAAGAACAACAGAAGTGAATTGATGTTTATCATCCAATGCATCATCAAAAATAACAAAAGCAAATGTATTAATATCATTAGCAAGATTCTTTTTTTGTAATTTAACAAGATTTTCTAAAACCTTTTCATTATATTCTTCATAAACATATTCTCCAGGCAAGAAATTCCATGCACTATTTTCCCAAGATGTATTTGAAAAAACAATGCCATAATCAAATTTATTATCTGAAAGCATATTTTCTCTCATCATGTAAGTAATAAAATGAGATTTACCACTACCTTGTTTCCCATTTATTATCATTAAATAAGGAGATTTTAATGGAAACATATTTAATATATATTATATGTATATATTTAATAAATTGTAAAACATATTTGTATGAAATAAGAGATATATCTTTCAAATTTATCAATAATTTCTTTAGAATAAGATGCCAAATCAATATCACATTTCAAACATATCTCTTTAGTAATATCTGGTATTTGCATAGTTTTCCTTTCATTCAATTTTTCCAAGAATTTATTGACTGAACAATTTGATAATATTGTAATATAATTATTATTCTTGATATTCTTTTGAATAAAATCAATAAAATTTTTATATTTCTTCTCAACCTCTTCCATATTATATATATTATTAGATATTTTTAATTAAACACTTGACAATTTTCACTATAGCAGATTATAGATTGCATTATTTTGCAATAAACTAGAATTATTAAAGTTGTCAAAATTGGCAAGAAATATTCCTGATTCCTTAATAAACTTCTGCCAAAATTGCCAATTTGAATATCTAGTAAAAAATATATTAGTTATATATATACAATGGGATTCTTTAGTAGCATAAGTAATTTTTTTTCATCAGCTTATCATAAAGTTGAAAAAGTTGTCACAACACTGTACCATGATGCTAAATCTGGTATTAAAGGTGTATTTCATGCAATTGATCATGATACTAAAAAAATATTGAATACAGTACAAACAGACAGTAAATTAGCTATAGATGATGTACATGATTTGATTGATAAAGGTGGACATGTTGCAGAAAAAGTTTCAGGGGATGCAGCAACAACCATAAAATCACTTGGAAAAGATGCTTCTGCAACAGCACAATCACTTGGAAAAGATGCTGCAGAAACAGCTCAATCATTAGGAGATGATATTCCTAAAACAACCAATTCACTTTCTATGCCACTTATGGTTGGTGGAGCATTAGCATTACTATTTGTCTTGAAAAAATAAAAATAAAAAATATAGGTATTAATTATATACCAATTATGAATCAAATATTAGCTAATTCGCCTAATGCTTTCAATGATGTACCTGTGGTAAAAAACATTGGAGGAAGAAATGTAGAAGCATATACAAATTTATCAGTCGATCAAAGAAGAGTTTTTGTTCAGATATCCCCAACTACAGCTATATCTAGTAATGTTTTGGCTGGATCTACTCTTGATTTTAGAATTGAAAATAATATTGATAGAGTAACATCTTGTTTATTGAGAGTTGATTGGAGCAATACATCAGGATCAAATATTGTGCATTCTGGTCCAACTAACATGTGGGTTCAACAAGTTCAAATATTTGCTGAAAATGGATCCACTTTGATTTACCAAACACTTGATCCTGTAGAAAATTGGATACTTGAATCTGTTTTAATGAGCAGACAAGAACATGAAGTAACTGCTACTCTAAGAGGAACAACTGCAGCATATTCAACTGCAGCAATTACAGATGCAACTGCAACAAGTGGATCTTATTATTATTCTTTATGCCCAAACTTTTGGAGATCATTGCATATTAGACCATATACTATTGATGGAAACTTTTTAATCAGGGTTAAATTTCAAGATACTGCCAATGTTATTACTTCTGGAACATGGACTACTACAGCATCTTATTTAGAATTTACAGGGTACATGGAAAATGAAGCACAGAAAAAGGTAATGATTCAAAGAGCTGAGAAACCAAAATATTTTTCTTATTATGCACCACAAAGACATGTAGAAACTCTTACATTAGCTGCAAGTACTCAATATCAAGTTAGATTATCTGGTTTAAATGGTTATGCTAACCAACTGTTTTTTGCACTCAGACCAATTGCTAGTGCTTCATCTCCTGCACTTCAATTTACTTTTGTTAGACCTGATACTTTTGATATTTTAAATGCATCTGCTCAGTCATTAACAGGATTTAAAAATCAAAGTGCATCTGATATGATTATTTTGTACAGCCATATGTATGACAATGTATTCATCAATAATACAAATGCATGTGTATATTCATTCAGTCAATCACCAACCACTGATTGTGCAACTGGTACATGGAACGGAGGGGTACACTTACAAGGTTATCACATTTTACAATTCACTACAGGATCTGGTTTAGCTGGTGGCTCTTATCAAGTGCTTGTTTATGCAATGTGCAATGAATCATTGAGTATTGAAAATGCCAAGGCTAGATCATCTAGAGCATAGAAAATATATATTATTTAAAATCTTTTCAAATAATATATATAATGCAAAAACCAAAATATCTATTAGTTGATTCAAGAGATAGAATAAGTGGTTCTTCATCAAATTTTAGAATTCAGTTAAATCCAGGATTAGAACCAATTCAAAGTATTAAATTAAGTGGATTAGCTTTACCATTAACCAATTATATTGTTGATTCCACTAATCAGAATATTTATTTCTCAGATGGTACAGATTATGTAGGGGCAATGACTCCTGGTATTTATGATTATATAACTATTTTAAATGAAATTAAAACAGCTATGGAAGCAACAGCATATACAGGGACCATTACAGCTACTTATGATGACTCTACATTTAAATTTAATATTGCAGGAACTATTGCTTTTAGTCTTGATTTTGCAACTTATACATCTGGATCAGCAGCATATTTGTTAGGATTCAATAATTCGGATACTGTATCAGCTGCTTCTCATACATCCGATGATGTAGCACATCTTAGCATACCACCTTATTTTTACATTAATATAAATGAAATACCTTCAGTTACAAGAAGTACAAATGGTGATGTTTGCACATTTCCCATCTTCTCACAGAACATCTCAGGTTATATTAATTATCATTGGGCACAAACTCATTATGAGTTATGTATTCCTGGTGGAACAGCTCCATTACAAACAATGTCTATTAATCTGAAATACAGGAGTGGTTTAGAATTTAATTTAAATGATACTGACTGGTGCATGTTATTAGAATTGTCATATTATTAAGAACTGGATAATGTTGATGAATCTGATGAACTTGAAGAACTTGATGAACTTGAAAAACTAGAAGAACTTGATAATACAATCTTTTTATTTGGTTTTTTTGTTATTACTTTCGCCTTTCCTTTAGAATTTTCTAATTGAGTGAATTTAGTAGGTTTAGGAGATACCTCTGGAATTGGTGTTGACTCAGATGGTTCAGTTTCTTTAACAGCTCTAGTTTTAGCTTTATGTTGAAAACAAAATCCATTGCCATCTTTCTTGAATATTCTCCTTCCACATGGTTGTCCTTTTTTACTTGTAGTTCTCCAGACATATTGGCATTTTTCATAATCACCCATATTATATATATAATATGTATATTATATATATATTTTAAGATAATTTTTAATTAAACTTTTATATTTTTCCATTTTTCAGGGTCAGGTGGTTGATTATGTATATTATTTATGCTTGTTGTTGGAGTAACATCATGGCTATCTTGAGTTGTACAACAATTGCTTTGTAAACCACCAAAGTAATTATTCCCTTTTTCCTGAGCATGATGATAATCCAAATACATCTGTATAAGTTGTGCCAGTCCTGACAATGCAGTTGTGATTAGGATAGTTATTGAAACAGGTTCTATGGGCATTTATATTATTACAACACAATTTATTTAACTTTTTACATGTGGGGTACTTCTGGTCGATTTATCCAACAATAGCCCAGCTAAGTGAAAATGTATTCCATCCTTGATTTGCTCCATTAAACACACCTGTGCCAGGGTTAGGTTCTTTGTAAATTAAAATGAATCCAGTAGTGTGTACAAAAACACATGACATTATATCTGCATCTAAATCACTATCTGTTGGTCCAATTATAGATGAAAATACAGCACATGATTTTGAAGCAGGTCTGTACTCTGCTGGAATTGCAAGTACACTAACATAATATCTTGCATTGTTAAAAGTAATAAATTCTCTTTGCATTACTAAAGTAACTAATGTACCCACCTTAAATAAACTATAAGTAAATACCTTATCATCAACTCCTCCAAAACCATCTTTTAGGAAAGTACCAGTAATTGTTTGTGATGAAAAACTCATAGCATCTATTTGATTTTGTAATGTTGTAATATCATCATCATGGTCAGTTTTTGTTTCAAATTGAGTTGAATTTGACCCCCAGAGATTATTTTGGACATTTTTCATTATATATTATTATAAGATTATTTATTTAACTCATTGGTTGGATCATATTTTCCAGTGTACTAATTCTATCATTCAATTTTTGTATTTCTCTTAGCATTAATATATTAATACTGTTATAATCTACAGTCAATAATTCTTTTTGTTCTGTTGGTTGGAATTTTTCATTTAATATCGGTTGATATATGCATAAATTAGGTTCTATTTGTTCAACTTGTTCAGCAATAACACCATAACTGATTTTATTAGGTTGTGTTTTGTAATTAAAGTTTTTTGTTTCAATCTTATATATCAATTCTGAATTTATAAGATCTGTTACATTTTCTTTGTATTTTATAGAGCTTGAAACTGTGCCCAATTGTCCAGATGATGAGATTAAAACAGGTATTGCGTCTGCGCTAAGAGTGGTTATACCTCTAATTCCACTTATATATGCTTTTGTGTGAGTGAACCCCCCTATATGAATAGAATTATCAACATCTGATGCATCTCCTGGGGAGCCCATATATATATTATTAGTGATACTAGATGGTGCATTTGTTGCACAATTATAACCAATTCCAATATTACCCCCACCTGTGATAGCTTCCAAAGCATAATTACCAATTGCAACACTACTATTAGAATTATTTGAAGTCAGAGAACGATACCCAATACTGACATTCTGAGAACCAGAAGTTAATGCCATTAAACTATCAACACCAATAGCAATATTATATGCCCCACCTATACAGTTGTACATTGATTGATGTCCTAATGCACAATTATATGATGCTGTACAGTTATATAATGAATTATTACCAAGACATGTATTATAATTTCCCACTAGATTGGCGTATAAACTTTCAGTCCCAATTGATACATTACCTGTACCTGTGGTATTTGAAAATGATGTGTTATTGCCCATACATACATTAGCATTACCAGAAGTAGTATTTTGTAGACATCCAGAACCTATACCTACATTAATCAGATTTACATATGAAATTAACTTTTCAATATCATAATTATTAATATAGATATGTGAGTTTGTGCTATTTTTCCATATTGTATTATTCCCCCCAGGATTTGATGACACAGGTATTAAAGTTAATGAATTAACACTTGTCATATTTGCTGTATCATCTAAAATAACAGTAGAATTTTGTATTAATTTGCCAGTTATACCATCAAATCTAGCAATTGCATTATCAACAGATGATACAGGGCCTATTACATCACCAGCAGTTCCAGAATCTCCAGTATCCCCTTTAACTCCATCAGCTCCAGTATCTCCTTTTACTCCAGGATCACCTTTATTACCAATATAAGCAGTACTATTAACAAAATAAGCATTCCTAACATTCTTAGACATATTTCTAAAGTTATATCATATTATAATTTTAGAATTATCAATCTTCATTGATTAGATTTTAAAAAATCCTGATGTTTCTCTGTTTTCATGTGTCTGTTTTTTGCATTGGTCAAATAAGATCCACCACATACACATTTCTTTATTTTGGCATCTTTCTCTAGATCTTCCCATTTTTTATGTTTCATACTTCTTTGATGTCTGACTAAAGTGGCTCTGTTTGTAATTGATCCACAGTCACAATGCACTTTGGCTGTAATATAAGCTAAGTGTTTGTCTTTGTTTTTTAGATACCATTGTTGAGAGTATGTTAATTCTGGCTCAGTTGTTTTATTACTTTTAGACATTTTATATATCTATATATTATGTAATATTCATATCTTTATATCATTTTCTATATTTTTATAGAGTTGTCAAAATTGGCAGAAGATTATTAGGAATTCCCTTAAATTTCTTGCCAATTTTGACAACTCATATAATTTGCATACTTTTTAAATAATCCTCTGTCTTATGATAAGATTATGTATCTAAATCTGCCACGGAAATTTTAGTCAAGGAAATCAATGTTAGCTGCCAATATATCATGATCCTTCTGTATTTCATTGTGAAATATAACAATATCTTCAATTCTTTTGTATCCATGGAGTTTAGTGTAGATACATTCAATATCATGTTTAGGCTCAATAAGTTTATAGACATTATTTGGGACATTACCTGCATTCAACATTAATTCAATATATTTGTTATTATCAATAGTCCAGTGATTACCTGTTGATTGTACTTTATTGATTTGATTTCTCACTCTTTCTCCTCTATGAATCTCAATAAATCCCCCAAAGAAATCAGAAACAATATTATTTACTAGTTTCATTAGATTAACATGAGTATCACATTTAACTCTACCTTGTCTAATGGATTTGAAGCAATACAAAATATCAGGCAAGTTATTCTTGGCCCATAGAGCTTGGTTTGGTGTTGCTTTTGTTTTGTTATTAAGAAAGACACTTTCATTACTCAGAACTCCAGTAAAGAATAAATTAATAGCTGATTCTACAATTTGTTTTTTCTTATTAAATAATTCAACATTATTATCAGTATTATCTTTAATCCTCAAAACCAATTCTTCAAGTGGTGTAAAATAATCAAAGGATTGTACTAGTGTATCAAAATTCTTGATATGATTCATTTGCTTTAAAAATTGTCCATTTAATTCATTCAGTTTTAATTTCTTACAAATCCTAAATGCTGTCAATATCTTTTTATCCTCTGTTGTCTTATTCTTCTTTTCATTTATTTCAGTAATTTTATCAATCTTTTTACTGGCTTTTATCAAATCTTCAATATTTGTAATTTCTAGTTTTTCTCTTATGGTTCTATTATTATTTATGAAAGCCTTGTCTGCTCTACCATTTTCCATCAAATACAATTTACCACCAAACTCTGTTAGAAATTTACTTAATCTTTCTTCATAATTATTACCACATCTATTAATCTCTGCTTGGAAATGTAAGTAAAGATGGGTGAATAAATCATTTTCATTCAATCTATGTAAATGTAAGTAATCAAATGCTAATAGTTGGAGGGTTAGTTTAAACTCTTTTTGGTATTTGAAATAATATTTTCCAATGGCCATTGTTTTAGTTGGCATTGGATGTAAATTAGAATTTCTGTAATCTTGTACATATATGTATGCAGTTTTGCTTCTAATTTTCCTTACTCTATTTAATTGTTGATAAACTGAACTTGCATTGATTGTCTTTGTATAATAACCAAATACTAAATCAAAATGATTAGCTTGGAAATCAACACCATACAAAATTGTAGGGGAACAGATAACTGCATTATATTTTACCCATTCTGTATTTACTTCTGCAAGGGCATTTCTACTTTTATCATCAGTGTCACAATTATATACTTTTACTTTAGCTCCTATTTCAGTCAATCTTTCATTCAACATTTCAGTTTGTTTTTTGGAATCAGATCCAATAAATACATTTTTACCTTTTCTTACACAATCAATGATTTTTTGGGTAAAATATGATTCATTATAAGTCAAATGATATGTTGTATTATTGGTTTTCTTCTTATTGTAAATGACATTAATGTTATGGTGTTTCCTTAATTTCTTGATATGATTACATACTGGGATTGTTACATTTGAATCAACTAAAAATACATATTTTGCTTTACTGATATATGTATTCAGAATGGTAAACACTTCTCTTCTGGATTTAGAAAGGGTTGAACTAGTACAAACATAATCTAACAATGATTCAATTTCATCAATGAATAAAACATCAGGGCAAGCTAACTTTAAATCTTCAATATATTCACTACCATCTTCATCATAAATATCAAAATCAATTTCTGCATCAGGTTTAATCATATGGATCAATGAATCTGGTGTTTGGATTAACCTGTTTTCTTTCCATAAGTTCTTTTTCTTATCTACATCAGAATATAATTTCATCCCTAAATCCATTGGCTTTGTTTGGTTATGTAAAGGTTCTTGAAATCTTCCATGGATATTTATTGCCAAAACAATTCTTGATGCAAGTACTGATATGCTATCAGCTCTTTTAGTTTTTACAAGCTTATTGATACTTTCAATGATTTTTTCTGTTTTACCTGTACCAGTAGCAGCCTTAATAATAAATGTATCAAAGTTATCCAAATCTAATTTGTTAACATAGTCATTTTCATACACTTCATCAGCATACTTTTCAAATGAATCACTGTGATCATAAGTCATTTCTTTTGTCATAAGGTGAGCCATGTCAGTATTTTTGATTATTTTCATATGTTTTGCAAGGTTGTCTTGCTTTGACCAATAAATTAAACTACCAATGGTATATAACTTTCCCTTTGCAGGTGATTTAAGATATGTGTTAACTGCTTTGGATGAATAATTGTTTGCTTTTTTACTAATTTCATGTGCTAATTCAGTCCATCCATAATTTCTACATAGGAAAACAAATTGTAACCATGTATCATAATTAGTAATCCTGTTGATGGATAAATTATTAGCAAACTGATTGACAATTGACATGTTGAATGATTGTTCCTTCAAAATTCTAATATCATCAGGATTTACTGGCTTATTCAAATTGTCAGTGTCTTGTTGTTCTTTTATTCTTGCCTTTTCTTTCAAGATATCCAATTTGGGTAAATTTGTTTTTTCATTTATTGTTAGTTCTACATTAAGAGCGGTTTTTGTAGATCTGATTGAAGTAAGTTGTAATTGTTGGAACTTATTTTTAGGTATGTTTGTTAGTGTTGATTTTTCAATATTAATGACATAATGGCCCTTTTCATGTTGTTTAGTTTTAAGGTCAACTTTCTTTTGAAATAATAATCTCAATCCATTTCCTTTGAAAACTGAGGCATCAATAATGTCACCCCAAATGGCTTCATCAAGAAATTTGTATTCATTGTCTTGGATTACTTTCTTTATTAATTGTTCTCTGAGTGCCATACAATATTCTGAAGATATGACAATGTTGGGGAAGTACACATGGATACCATATTCAGTATCTTTTCGGTCAGAGTAAATGTACTTAAATGTTTTATTATCCTTCTCATTAATATATTTTTGAAGAACAGATACAAGTGTTTCAACAAGGTATGACCAAAAATTGGCAATGTTGGTTTTCTTAAAAATATGAGTCAAGTTTTTGATATCAAAGTCCCAAAACAATTTGAAAAATGGGGTTTTCTTTTCAATCATACAAAAGGTAGCCATTTCATCATCTGCAATAGCTTGGTACATTGATTGAACACCTTTGGAATCTATAGAGAAATTTCCCCTTTTAAAACCCATTGATGTAAAGTTAACTGAAGTCTTTGATGTGTAACTGTATGGATTGAATGACATAATGTTATAAATTATTATAATAAGTTATTCTTTATATCATTTTAAATCCTAATACTGAGGATTTTTAGTTGGCTAAAAACACTATGGCAGGTTTAGAGATATGGTTTTTTGTTGATAAGAGATGATTATTGATCACCCACTGAGGATTGTCTTTTTGGGCGAGAATATTATAAGGAATCAGGAGCATTTCTTGCCAGTTTTGACAACTCATAATTTGCATACTTTATTCAATACTGTGAACAGTCACAAACGCACTAAGAAACACTAGTAAAATACAAGATGAAAGGAAACTTCTTTATTCATTCACACCCATCGATCACTCTCCAATTCCATGGAGTTCAATTTCTCACTGATTTCATCTTCATTGGGAACATCTTTCCCTTTTTTTTTGGTAGGTTGTTTCACTTCATCTTCATTGGGGACATTTTTCCCTTTTTTCTTTCTAGGTTGTTTCACTTCATTGACTGAACCATTACTGGGATTGGTGTTTGTACTACGGTGAGACTTGTTGGGACCAGGAGGAGTGATGATTAGATGATTTCTCTTACGGCAACTGAGGACAAAACTTGAAAAGGGAATTTCGTCGGGAGCTTCATGTCCCCAATAGGCAGCCTCAATCGGAGTGTCACTCAAATATGCTTCCAAACGAGTTCTGAACTTGAGAAGGAGAGTCAACGAAGTAAACGTAAAGCGGAGTTGCGGGTACTTGTCCAAGAGATTGAAAAGTTTCTTTAATTGCATAAAGTAGTTATAGTTTCTCTGAAGAACATAAGTAAATATTTTTAAAAAGAAACTTACCTTTGCAAATTGACATGCTGATTTGAAATCCCCACACACTTCAGACAAAATTATTACTTGTCCTACGTGGTGCATTGTGTTCCACATTGCTTTAAAATACAACAATTTTTCCGTTTGCTCGCACGTTTGCAGTTCACCTAAGAGAATTATACGGGTAAAAACAACAAAAGCTTACTCATAATTTTTTCTCCAAGAGCCTCCAGTTGTTCTTCATCCAATTTTGCATATTCTGCTGTACGGTCACGGACCATCTTCCAAGGGGATGAATCGTCAGTGTGAATCTCAATAGAACACCCTTCAATCTTTCTAAACTCTTCTCGGCTAAACAATTAGAAAGAAGACAAAAATGTGACCTACCTTGGTTTAAGCCGCTGAAAATAAAAGGCAAAGAAAGAGTTCTCGGGATCTTCCATTTTCTCTTTGACCTCACGCTTTTCTTTTGGTACCTCCTCTACTAACATAGATGATAATGCCATAACGTCATCAATATGAAGCTGATCCATCAATAGTTCAAGTTGGAAATTATCACGGCCGCGGATACCTGCTTCAATGGTGCGAAGCTGTTCGATAAAATGTTTCCTGGCGCTGATACTGTCTTCGTCCATTGCTAAATGTGTTCTTAATTTAGTAAAGTATCGGTCCACCGATACTTTACTAAATTAGGATTACATGGACAATTTGTGTACGACTTATGATATTTGGTTACTTTTATTCAAGTACTCTCGAGATGTACCCTGGTTTTTGCTATCGCGCAAGTTTAACAAGTTTATTGGCACATCAAGGATTGTTTATGCGCCAGTAAAAACAATGAGCAAAGTGATGGAGTTTGTTCCCATTGAGTTTTGGGGTTTTGAAGAGAGGCATGGGCATTATCTTACTACTACTGACGTGAAATATATTTTCAAACTTAACACCATCTGTGACTCAAAGGTAAACTTCACATCAATAGTTTTATTAACATTTCTAGTTACTTCTTGATTTTTCGTTGAGGTCTGCCCTGTTCAACGCTCACATTTGCGAAGATCACTCAAATCAAATTTATGTAGAAGAAGGCGGTGGTGATTATTACACTTTCAATTATGATGTCTATGTGTTACCTGTTTGGCAACATGGCTTTTGTGTCAAACCGATCCGTTTGCTCACAATTTCAACAGTCCCCGGAATCCCTGGACTCCTGTTTAGTCACAGACTTGGCGAGCCAATTAAAAAGTGGAATTTATGTCGACGAATGATAGACTGGGATGCTGACAACGCTTTATTACATGAACACTTTAATTTTGAGGTGCATCGCTATCCAAATGAAACACCTCTTGTGAAGTTGAGGCAAATAATCAGTCTTCTAAAGTGTAAATACACAACAAACTATTAAATTTATTAATTAAATACTGTCATTCAAGCCTTTAGCTTCCAACCTTTTCTGATTCCACTTCTTCGCAGGACGAGATGCCAGTTCAACGATTAACTGGTGCAGGATGTTGCGTAGGTATTCTTTCTGGGGTGTCATGTAATCTTCGGGAAGTTCCAAAAAGTCTTCAATCGGTCCACCTATTTCATCACGTAGATAATCGGACCAAGCATCACTGTTCCCATATCTTCTGTATGTTGATGCTCCCTTCATTAGTTCTGCGTGGAATATAACCAAAGCTTTCTCCCAAAGTGGAGGAAGACTAATATCCTCGTTTGACATTTTTCAGTGACGGAAAAAATAACGTGGGAATTTTCCCTTGACAAATCTCGCCGTGGAAATATCTAATGCCACACTCTCCGCAAAAGAGAACCCCACTGAGGATTGTCATTTTTGCCAAGAATATATTAGGAAACCAGAAAATTTCTTGCCAATTTTGACAACTTTA